CCAAAACACTCACCCATTCCATGGTTCAACAAACACGTGAATATTAATAAAAAGCAATCAGCATTGCAAGAAACAGAAAGTACTAACTATGTTATTGGCGTAATGAGTGACGTAGTTGATTATGAGGAGTTACCAGTATTATGATAGAAAAAGACATTAGAAAACAATTAAACATGATTAACGAGTCTATGCAAATTAGTGAAGACTCGGTAACAACATTTGCCGCATTGGCACATGAAGAATGGCGTAAAAATTATGATCCGTCTGGCACAAAGCCTAGGATTAAAAAGAATAGTGACGGAACTGAAGGTGATATTAACCAATCTTTTAATAAAATACATCCAGATTGGCAAAAAGAAAATCTAGCGGCCGGACAAGCGGCACTTGAAGCAGTCAAAAGATTTTCAAATGATGAAGAAAAGGCTGCTGAGTTTATTCATATTCAATGGATGAGACGTAATCCAAAGGCAGATTATAATGCCGCACAACACGTACCATACGACCAACTTTCGGAAGAAGAAAAAGAAAAAGATAGGGTACACGTAAGAACAATGAAAAAAATACTAAAACAATTATAAGGAGAAAAGGTATGTTAGAAACATTATTTTGGATAGTAGTAGGAGCATTTATGGGTTGGAACTTCCCTCAACCACAATATGCAAAAGACATTCAAGTCAAATACTTGCAAAAGTATATTGATAGATTAAAAGCAATACTATTCTTTTGGAGATAAAATGAAAGCAATAGTATGGAGTAAGTACCACTGTCCTTATTGCGACCAAGCAAAGGCATTGTTAGAGAGTAGAGGAATAGAGTTTGAAGAACGTAAGATTGGTGACGGATTCACACGTGAAGAATTATTAGAAGCAGTTCCAACTGCCAGAACGGTGCCACAAATTTTCTTAGATGATGAATATGTGGGTGGGTTTAATGAACTCAGAACAAAATTAACAGAAAGCGTATAATGGAAGTTGGAAAAACATATACAATTAAATTGAATTCAGGTGAAGAATTAATTGCCAAAGTAACAGAAGTACATCTTGGTCAGGGATGTGTTGTAGTGACAAATCCAGTCAGTATTGCTCCCGGACAGCAAGGAATGCAGATGATTCCAAGCATGTTCACAGCAGATATTGATAAAGAAATTAGAATAAATACTAGTAGTATTTCACTTTATGCATACACTGAAGAAAGTATTGCAGACAAGTATTTGGAAGCAACAACAGGCATTAAAATGCCTGAGAAGAAGATTATTTTAGGATAGTAATGCCAAATTTAAGTCGTGTGGGTGACAAGAATCAAGAGGGAGGCGCAATAGTGCGCGGCGCTCCAACGGTGATTGTCAATGGTATACAAGTAGGACTACATGTTAGTCTTATTACCCCACACAGTCCATGGGGCCCGCCGCATCCGCCCCATGATGCTGCCACAACAACAAGTGCAAGCCCTACAGTATTTGCTGAGGGTGACGCAGTACTAAGAATCACATCTACTAATAGTTGTGGTCACAGTATTGTTGAAGGCAGTCCTGACGTATTTGTACCATGAATTTAAACGGAAAATACACCCCACTAAATTTAAATTGCTTAGGATCTTTAATCCAGGATGAAGGATTAAGAATAAATCCAACTGCGGCAACATTTATGGGTTCTAGTAATAGTATTTCAAATTATACAATAACTGCAGGATCAGTAGTGTATGATACTGTTCTAGGTACATTGAAAACTGCAATGAAATTAGCATGGACTAAAGTTGTATCTAGTGCTATTTCCCCTACAGTTTATGCTAATTTAATAAGTATTGGATCAACTACTATCCCTGCACTAGGTAATAGTAAACCAACAACATATACAAAAACTTATTCAAATGAATTAGCAAGTTATGGATGGCTGAGATTAATAGCATTGCAAGCATATAATGAATTTCATATTAACAATGGTTCTTATTCTGATTTTGTTAACACATTTAACAGTTGCTATGCAGTAATGAAGCAATCTAATGTACCCATACAATCATTTGTTGATTCATTGACTTACTTAGACGGTATGTATAGTAACATGAATGATTTGATTACTAGTGATATTACCGGTGTCAGTCTAAGTACATTCTATTGGGGACAAGACTTAATTGCTAGCGGTAAAGCAATTGATTTGACTAGTATTGATACATTCGGAGATCCTACTAATCTAATACGAACAATGTACAAGTATAATGCATTTACAAAATCTGTTAATTTAGCATTAATGACAGCTGGGATAAACGCAGCCGATATAGACAAAATTATAGCTAACTCACCAACTTCAATTGAGCAACAGCAATCAATCTATGCAGCCTTTTGTATGATTGTTGGTGAAGATTTATCTGATATTTTAATTCCTTTAAATTGTCAAACTGAAAATCTACAAAGTTTGGCTGACTTGTTAGATCCTAAAAAGTTATTCCCTACTAGTTATCAGACAATAACTGTACCGGAATACAATACTGCACCTGGGCCAACAAACAGTAAGACATATTATCTATTGTATACTTCTACTGAGGTTAATACTATGGGTGATTTATACGGAGCAAGATTGGATCAAGTATTGCCATCAGAGTTAGCATATGCATGTGATGCATTTGGTACTAGCATGATGCAAATTAAAAGAATTAAATCAATTCCTATTGAAAAATTTAGTCAAGTTGTAGTTAATTTAGAAAATGTATCTGATTTGACTGTTAATGGAACTAGCAAACCAACCGACTCTGCTACTGCTAATGCAGCCTTAGCCGTTATTGCTTTGGGGACCGGTGATAATGGTCTCTACACCATGTGTGATTTCTTTGGATCGATGACAGATTTACATTATGATTGGGATGAGTTAAAATTAAAAATCAATGCAATAACAACACCTACATTGATTAATTGTTACACCAATATATTGACTATTTTGCAAGGCACAGACTACACTCAACTTCAGGGTTGGATAGACAATGCAAACATTGAACTAACCAATATATCAGAAACATCATTATTACAAAGTACTGAACTAAACAACCTGTACAATGCATTTGGTACAAAGTTATTAAAAGAACAAAATGCAAGAGAATTTGCATTACCAAATACAACCGATTTATCAACGACAGTCAGAGACATATATGGATTTATGGGATTATTAAATCAATATAGCCAAGAAACTGAGCAGAACGGACCCGCTCAAGTTCTAGAGTCAATATCTGACATACTTACCTTAGGAGGAAATAGTTTAATTGGGTCAATGCGTGAAACTAGAAACGCATATCGCTTGGGTTTAATGGGAGCAGAACAAGACAACAGTGTCGAAAATGAACCGCTACTCATACCCAAAACAACTGGGAGCGTACCAACTTCCCCGGCAGATCCAACACAACCGTTGGTGACCGAGGGACCGTTATTAGGTGTTGTCGCCATTACAGGAGCTGCAACAGCACTCGGCAGTTTAGCCGGATCCCAAGAAACTACATTAGTACCAACTAACTTGGATATATTCAATATTGCGAATACACCATTATTACCCTCAGTAATAACTCCAAGTGATGCAATACAATCTGTTATAGATTGTAACTGCGACTGTTGGGACCTGCTTACAAACTAATTCCAAAGCAGTTGTAGAAAATCCACGTATAGCGTATAATGCTATACACATCATAAGAAAGGAAATATCATGGAAAGTATTACCTCTGCAATTATTGCCAAAGTAATTATGTTCTGCATGATAGTTATCACTCCTGTATATATTTTAACCAGTGTATTATTAAAGCCGGTTCAACCAGTACCGCAGGAGCCAGTACAAGTAGTTAAGTTAGTAGACGAAAAACAATTGAAGTGCCTAGCCGACAATATTTATTACGAAGCAGGCTCTGAGAGTCTCCATGGGCAAGCAGCCGTAGCAAGAGTAGTATTAAATCGTATTCGTTATGGATTTGCAAATACTCCGTGTCAAGTTGTATATCAGACTAATATGATTACACGGTTAGATGAAGCAACACAAGAAATGATTAAGGTTAAACTGTGTCAATTCAGTTGGGTTTGTCAGAATAACAGAAATAAAATTCACCCCGCACGATATAGGACAGCTAAACAAGTAGCCTATGACGTACTAGCATTTGATGCATATAAAGATGTTGTTCCTAAAACTACACTATTCTTTCATAATCTAAGTGTACAACCAAATTGGCCCTACCATAAAGTAAAACAAATTGGAAATCATGTCTTTTATACGAAAGCTAAATATGTTGCGAAAAAACCCCGACACATTAAAGAACAAACTGTCGCCGTTGCAGAATAAGTTAATGGTTAATCCAGACGATGACACAGCACGGAAAATGATTGAGATGTACACTATGAATGCTGAATATAAAGAAAAATTAGAGGACAGTAAAACTTGGATGAAAAACAATTTAGAATACGATTTACGTAGTAGTGATTATATTGTTGAAAAATGCAAGAATGAAGTCTATGCTCAAAATCTATACGCCGCATTATGTAACAACGAATTCATGAGAAATGAGATGTGGCCTATTCTTAAGGGAGAAACTTGGCATTGTTCTTGGCGTTATGCTGGTGGAATAATTGCTGATATTCTTCAACGTGGGGATTATTTGGATTGGTATTGTTCTGGAATATCAAGTACTTCAATTGATATGGGCGGGTCTGTTGAGAATAACATTTCTACCGGATATGTTAGTGAGAGTGAAGTAACCGATGAGATTCGTGAGGATTTATTTAAATTGGGTTGGTTAGTTCAACCAGATGATATTCAGTCATAATACGTATTTGGTATTCAGTAATTCTGATATATACCTGACAGGGACTTTAAAAATTAAGTGAGCACGTTCTGTTAATCCACGATTCTCAGTTGAATGCTCTATTCCGGTATTAACTAAATATGCATGTCCTGTTTGTAGGACAAACTGTTCGTCACGATACCTAAAATAACTTTGAGTATTAGTTTCGATAGGTATATGAATTTTATAATGGTCTTCCAAATATTCTTCTGTATCAATATGCCATGGTAATATTGTATTAGGATAATGAACGGTGATAACAGTTTGTTTAATATCCGAAAAAGTTTCTATAATTTTTTTAGCAAATCCAAATACCAATTTAGTAGGAGAATTAAAATCACTATTATAATCTTCAGTAACGGTATCAGGCAAATGATAAGGATCACATGGTAAATCAGGATTTTTCATTTTAGTTTGTATTGCCCAACTACAAATTAAGTCAGCAAATTCTCCCGGAGGAGGTTCCCATTTCATATCTTGATGGTGGTTTTTAAGGTCATGGTAGTAGTCTACTAACTCATCAAAATTGAATTCGACATTATCTAACCGTTGTATTTTAAATTCCATCATTAAATATTTATATAAGTATTAGCATGATGAAAATATTATGCACCGGCAATCCTAGCTTTGGTATAGCTCAGTCATTGCAAAAAATATACCCCGACACAACATTCATATCTAGGTCTAATGGATATGATTTAACAACAGAGGAGGGGGTAAATAAATTTAAAAAACTAGTATTAGAATATGAGGTATTCATCAACCATTCTCAACTAGAAAGTGACCATCAACGCCAGTTATTAAATTATACTAAACAAGTATGGACCACGGGGCATGTAATAAATATTGGAAGTGTTATAGAATTTAATCAATGGGAATGGATAGAACCTACAGCGGCAGAAGAAAAACGGCAATTGCGTGATTTGAGTCTAAGTTTAAGTAGTGAACATTTTAAAACAACTCATCTAATTGTGGGTGGATTACAATCATGCAATGATGATCCATTGAGAATACATACTGATAGAATTGCTGAAACCATTCAATGGGTGTTAGAAAATCAAAACCACGTACCATTAATGTACGTGGATCATGTTAGTGATGAATTAATAGAACGCTACCGTAAATAAACATTATATAAATCTTTATAAACTTCTATTTGCTTTGTATTAATGGAAACAGCAATTCTATTGTGTTGATTATAACGAACTTTAATAGGTTCTTGATATGTAAGTATAGGATCTTTGATATACTCTCGAAATATTTGCTTACTGTCAAATATCATTTCACAATCTTCAGTAAATTTATCTTCAGATAGAGTAATCTTTAAAGATACTAAGTCTCCAGTCTGAACATACTTTTCTTCAATATAATCATACATATCAGAATCATATCTAAAAAACTCAATATTATTGTCAGGTCGAACAGAGGTAATATTTACTTTATACATTCTCAGTAACGTTGACGTAATCTTTTGTGGTCAATATACAAGAAATCATCATATCATCATTGTATATATTCTCAATCCCTACCCAATTATGTGGTTTACTCGGGTCAAGTGCCTTACCAATGCAAATCCACGGTCTAGGAATAACATCTTCTTTAGTGTATGTACCATATTTTACGTGTAATATATCTTCTACCCTTGCTGTTCTTGGATCGAATAGATTGAATGCATTACAATAAGCAACTTGATAATCTCGGGAAATAGCAGTTAACCCGATAGTAGCATATAATTGACCCATATCAAACCAATAATGAACATCAAATTTTTCTGGTGGAACGCTTATCATCATAGGAGTTGTAACCATTTGTGGTGGACGAATATGTCCATTGATATCTCCTGCGCTTCCCCAATACACAGATAAGGCTGCTAATTTCTTACGTACTGCAGGATCAGTTACTGTAATATTATATCCTTCGTGAGTCATTAAGAATTCTTCAATTAAATCATTAAGAATACTTGAAGTAATATCGTCAACTGCAACATCAGAATTAAATGTACGGTGAGCATGTTTTAGTTTTTCTTGCTTTTCTTCACCTATATAAGAGTCTTGGTCAATCGTTTCTAAAACGACAATTTCAGCACCAAGTTCGGTATTCTTACATACATGTGAAATAAGATTTTCATTTAAGAAATAACGTATGCTACCAACAGCTAATCCAATATGTTGCCATTTTTCAAATAGATGTATATGATCCGGCATAAAAACTTCATTCTCACGGCGAGGATCTAACATTAAAAACTCATCAGTTGGTGTAAAATTTATAGTGATGTTGTCAGTATTTTTTAAAATAGCGACTTCATAATAAGTTCTTCCGCAACGTACTGGCGCCAGATAAACTAATTTCTTGATTGTTTGTAATAAACTCATGTAATTCTCCAAAATAACTACTAGTATTTATCTTAGAGATAACATAAAGAGGAATAAATATTGGATGAAAGACTATTTTGTATCAGATGCTAAGTTCCTTAAATTGGATATTCCTGTCCCGCATGAAGCCATGCTTATTGAAGCGCAAGCACTAAAGCATAGATTTTCAGCACATCGCGGCGATGAGGGCCACGGTGGTTGGAAGGGTTTAGCATTGTATGGCCTAGGAGAAAATCTACATGAAAGTTGGCAAGATTATGGGTATAAAAATGCTGAAGATGCCGCTACTAATTTTATATGGACTCCGGCAGCACATGAATGTCCTACTATAATGAATTTCTTATTGAATGAATTTCCGTGTAAAAGATATGGTAGAGTTAGACTAATGTTAGTTGAAGCAGGTGGCTCAATAGGTCCGCATTCAGATACTAAACATAGAATATTAGAAAATATCAATATACCATTAAACAATCCAAAAGAATGTCTTTGGCATTGGACAGATGACGGGGAAACTTTATATATGGAACCGGGTGTGCCTTATGCTATGAATATTAGCTATACACATGCAGTATTTAATAACAGCAATGAGGATAGATTTCATTTGATAATAGCAAGGCACGACTCTACTGACGAATGGAAAGCACTAATAGAAAAGGCCTCTAAAAAAGATAATATAAGTTGGTCTTACTTGTCACATGAAATAGCAAGTTAACCTACCCCCAACATTCTAGGACTTGACCAATCCATCAAATGCCATGGTGGTTTTTTAAGCTGATTTATGTCAGTTAAATCAAATGCATCAGCAGTACCAAATTGTAAACGTTGCTCTATAGGATGAAAACTATCGGCTGCTCTGGAAGTCATTAATATGTTAATGTTTGGATCTATTTCCTTTATATTATTCAACAGTTTATTCTCACAACTGATTCTAAATTTCAAACTTTGAGTACCAATATATGGACTATGCGTGAATACATCACTTAAATTAATTAATGTTTTTTGTCCTGCATTGATCCAATCTAGATTATAACTACTCATGTAGTCAATGAGAATATAATCAAATTTTAAACTCTTGACAGTAGCCCACATCTCATCCCAATTTTCGTATTTCTTTACAAATTCTTCCCATTGAACTTTTGTATATTCAAAATAAGCATTGATATCTCTGTTAGTATTATTAGGTAATTTTGGTAAATGTTTACGATAAAATTCATGGTAATCTTTTCCGTCCCATTCATTTACCATTGCCTCCATAAACTGTAGACAATTGTAATTTATATCAGTAAACACTACTCTAGTATTTGGAGTAACCCCTAGTTTTATTAGATTGCTTATCCAATATACTCCTATACCCACAGTAATATATTGTTCTACTGGCCCAGTAAACTCAAAGTTTTCTCTGAGTCCGTCACTGTTCCAACTAGCATAAAAGTTATTACAGAAGAACTGGTACCAATACAGTTCAGAAACTTGTCTTAAAAACACATGATCATACTCATAATAAAAATATTTCTTATTATCTCTTATCTCCGGACCCAGATCAATCAGAGTTTTGTTATTAGCAAGTGCAATTGAAATTACATTCCATCCATGTAGTTTTTGATTATAGGTCTTTTCAACTGTACCCGGTTTAATCCATTCAGCAATTTTATTGTCATCATACAAACAGTTTTCACTACGTATAGGTTCTATTTGAATATGTAAACTATTGTCAGGTATACCAATAACAGGATAGTTTAACTCTTTGTATTCCTTTAAGTTTACTATATAAAACTGATGATGCAATTCGTAGTAGCCATCTTGGTAATGATAATGATCATTCCTGTCAAGTATATGCCCAGCAATGAAAAATTCTTTAGTGCATATTTGTTCAATCGCACCAAATATTCTATCACTTAATCCAAAACTTGTTCCACCGGCAATTACAACAGCATATTCGTAATCGTCGGTTGATGATTCTCTCAATAACATATCTTCATTTGATCCAATAAATACATCAAATTCTTTTTGAATGAATCTGTGTACTAAAAAATCAGAAACATTATTAGAAATTTCTGTAGCCCACCCGCTAGAATAGGTATGCCTGTTGTCCATAATACAACATACGATTGACTTCTTTTTTATTTGATTAAATTTTACCATTTTTTATGCTTTCTCAATTCTTCTAAAAATCTGTCAGGATACAGTTGCCATATTGTTTGAGTATGACCTCTATATCCTATATCCTTTATTCTTTTCATTAATTCTTTTCTTTCCATAGCAGGACCAAACACATTATGAACTCCTCTTTGTGTTCCTATGTTACTTTGATTACTTGTTATATACAATTCAGATCCTTTTGGTGCCCAATCAATACATGCAGGAATTAAGAATTGTGCTGTTGGATTTTGTAATTTAGTAATTACACTGATAGTTCTTAATGAGGTACCGTAAACTCCGGGTAATAAATCAGTAAAGACACAAGTTCTTGCGGCTATTCTATATGCATTCTCACCCATCTCAGGGAAACTATGTGCGGCCACGCTACCCAAAGCAATCTCTTTATAATACAATATCCAAACTTGTTTCTCTCTTTCATTAGCAAACGAACTCACAAGCATTCGTTCAGATGAATTATTAGTGAACCCACGCTTAGTTGCTTCAATATAAAACTCAGTTAAATCTAACTCAGGAGTCCATGGTTTTATAGTATACATCTTACTTTCTCAATGAACTCAGCTGGGTAGTTAGTCCTGAAACTTTCCCAGCATAATTTATCTAATGTTGCCCAAGACTGTGGAATATCCCATTCAATTCCTAATGACGATAAATGCTTACGCATTTCATCCTGACGTGTGATGTATATATGGCTCTCAACATCTTTTATACTGATATTTAATTCCTCTTTATGATATGTAAAGAAATAGTTAATGCTCTTTAATTTTCCATCGACAATAAAGTAACTCGACGGGTGCATACTATATTTGTGTAAATTCAAACTTTTATGCGCTACAATAATGTTCAGCATTTGATCTTGCCAATCAGATAGTACGCTATCAAAGTTATTATGGTCGCATCCTGCAAGTTCCCAGAAGTCTGGTCCGTCTATCTCTAAGTATAACTTTCTTTTCTCGTAATCAATGTTCTTTATTTGTGGAACTAAGTCAGGATACATCTCATTCATTAGAGTATTATACTTTATTTCCCGTAACCATTTTTCTTCCATCTTGGATGGATCGACAACTTGATTCTGTCCTTTATGATATACCCCATCATTATAATACCATAGGCAGAACGTTCTCTTATCCTCACTTATCAAACTTGTATAAATTAAATTATTTCGGCATGGTCCTATGTTTGGGACATTATTGTAGTAGTATGCGAATTTTTCTTCCATACAAGAATTTATCATAAATAATTCGATGCATAAAATTAATGATACCGTTTCTTTGTGTGAGTACTGTTACAGACACATTCCTGCTATTAAATTTGAAAGAGACGGATCCGTTTGGTTGGGTAAAACATGTTCTAAGCATGGATATGTAGAAAGATTAGTTGAACCAAACGCTGAGTTTTATATTAATTACAATTACACAAAGTTTCCTCTTTCTACTTATTTCATTGAAGTAACTAATAGATGTAATTTAACATGCCCACATTGCTATCAAATTCCAAATAACAAAAGCAATGATCTGCCGATTGATTATATAGTGAGTCAAATATCTTCATGGGAAGATGATGGATATAGGATTACTTTAGCAGGCGCTGAACCAACAGTCAGAAAAGATTTGGACAAGTTGATTGAAGCAATTCAATCAATACCCGGCAAACCTAGGCATATCGTAATACTGACTAATGGTGTAAATCTAGCTAAAATTGAATATGCAGAAAAATTTGTTAAATTTGATAATATAAGTTGGACTATCGGCCTCAATCATCCAGATTATCAAGGACATCGTGTTAGAGATAAACAAATGCAAGGCATTGAGAATTGTCTGAAATTAGGATTGACTATTAAAAATATAAGTTACACCTTAGAAGGTTTAGATCAGTTAGAGTATTGCTTGCAAGAGATACAAGAATTCTATCCAAGTAAATGTGATAGGTTTAGAATAAGAGTTGGTGCAGATATAGGTAGAAACCCAGACGAACCACAGATATACCTAAGCCAATTAGTTTCCGGAGTGAAAGTCATTGCTGATAAAAATCAATGGTCTTTTGCAACAGACGAAGAAAGCGGAATTCGTGCTCATTATCCAGTAATAGTGAATGGCATTTATATTAAATTAATACAATGGCCAGACGTAACCACAGTTGATTTAAACGAAATGCAAACAGAAGCATGGGCTGATCTTTTACCCGGCAAACCAATAAGTCCACTGATACATCAGGTTATATTGAGGGATGCTCTTATTAATAATAATTTAATGTTATATGATACAGTAAGCAAGGAGTTCAGTAGATGATTTCGTTCACACACGATAAGTTTGTATTTGGATTTACATTCAACTATAAACATATATACCATTTTAGGTATTTGAAATTACAAAAGAGATTTGATATAGGAAGACAATATTTATGAAAATTAGCAAAATACCAGGACTAGGAAGATTTGGAATCTTTATCGATGATGTAGATTTTACTACCATTACTAACGAGGAGTGGCTGGAAATTGGAAAACTGCATTTACAAAATTTAGTCACTATTGTACGTGATTGTAAATTAACATGGGACAAGCAAACTGATTTTTGCACACAGTTTGGTGATACCAGATACGGTGTTCGTTATCTAATACTTAAGAAATATCCAGGAAAGACATTTACTCAGATAGCAAGATTAGCTATGCAAGATGATCCAAGTGTCGATGAGATTGATCGCATTAGATTAAAAAGTATTGTCAACATGCAAGAAATAACATCCGACGGGAAGCATGTTATGCGGGTTACCGGCAAACGTGACGAGAAAGGTAATGCCTTGGGCATGTTTGCGGAAGGTGAGTTATTGTGGCACAGCAACGAAAGCGGCACATTAACATTTACACCGGGCGTGGCATTGTTGGGAGCTGAGAATATGATTGGTTCCAGCACAGGATTTTTAACTACTCCTGACTATTATGAAAATGTAAGCAATGCATTTCGTAGCGAATTAGATGAAATGATTCTGTTGCATCGTTTTACCCCAGGACGCATTAATCCCGGACTGCGGATGGAACAAGACGAAGTTATGCATGCCAACATGTGTCCTGAAGATGATATGGAAATTCCTATTGTCATGCGTAGTCCAGGCGGCATTATAGGACTGCATTATAGTGCCAATACTATCTACAGCATTAAAGGAATGACTCCTGAAGAAAGCAATAGTGTATTTGAAGAAATTAATAAAGAACTATTTGTAGACAAATACACATACGATCATTGGTATAAGAGCAACAACGATTTTTGCTTGTTTGATAACAGCATTACCTTGCATCGTAGACTTGGAGATATCAAAGACAGATTATGTTATCGTATTCAACACGATTACAGTAATTTACAAGAAGGATTTTGGCAACCATATTTGCATGAACCAACTGCTAAAAAATACGAAGACGAAATCAAATATTATATTGATCTAGCAGGCATTAAGGACTTTAAGTTACCAGCATGAGATCCCTTATTACATCAATAATGTTACTTGGTGGAGTGTTGGCACTGTTCAGTATTGAATGGTACTGGCTAGTGTTGGCATTGGTTTATACAACAGTAGTATTACTGTTAAAAAATAACATGGAAAAGAAATGATGATTGGTATAAACAACAATCCATACTATAATATGGAACAATATTTAGATATGTCTGAATTTGAAAGACTACAACCTGAAATCATTACAGGGTTTGCAGCAGCAAGAGAATTTGCCAAAGAAGGTACTTGGATGGCTCCTGGGTTTACATTTGAAAACATGAGTTATCGTATTAACTGGAAACCCATCTATGAAGCAATGAATGAGTTTATGGCACTACCTGAAGACAATCTCATTAAGCAAGCCGGAATGAAACTAATGCCGGCCGACTTCAAAGACTTTAAAGAACGTAATAAGTTTACACGTTTTTTAAAAATGGCTATGGGTGCATATGATCCTTATATCTATTACTATCTCTGGGAAGAAGGAAGTTGGGATGATAGAACAGCACCACGTAAACTAACTCCTGAAGCAGAATACTTTCCGCACACAGTTAAGTGGGTTGAGAGTTTAGTAGGCACTGTGTTTCAAGACATTGGTCGTGTTATATTCTTTCACTGTGAAGCAGACGGCATACCCTTTGAACACAGAGACTTAGATGCTAAGAACGGAATGAATGTCACATTTGATCATCGTAATGAATTCATACATATACGTCCTAATACAAAGAAAGCATTTTACTTGTGGGACCCTGAATCAAAGAATAAAACATATCTAAATACAAGAGCGGCATGGTGGAATGATAATGATTGGCACGGCGGTGAACGTATTATGGAACAAAGTTATAGCTTGCGGGTTGATGGCAAGTTTACGGAAGCGTTCCGTAAAAAATTGAGAATAGACCATTTGGAGAATTATTAAAATGAAACTTATAGGAAATTACGCACATTGGATCAAGCAGGAGTGGATTGATCATATATTAAACAACGATGGGTGGGGGTTGCCAAGAGACTGGGGTACTGATCAAAAAAGTCGTGTCGAGGGTATGATTAGATTATGTGGCATGAACGCTTGCGAACGAACATTGTCCGCAGGATATGATTTCAGCCAAGTTAAGTATCACGTGTACAACAAATCAACTTCCCCATTGAAATTAAAATTTACAGATAACGAAGATGATGTGGAGTGGAGATTTGTTAAACTATTACCCGGAGATGTTATGCCTATGCATTTAGATAGTGATATTCCAGATTTTACTTCTAAAAAATATTGGATGCCGTTGCAAGATTATCAAAGTGGACATGTGTTTGTGTGGGGTGATACATTAATTACAGGATGGAAAAAAGGCGATATTTACCAATTTGAAGATAATAATGAATGGCATGGTGCTAGCAATATAGGGTACTCATCTAGAATTATTCTTAATCTAAATGTATGGAATCCTAACTTGGATATTTTTATAAATGGAATTAGTTAATAATTATTCATCTTGGATCACTCCGGAATTTATGGAGTTTATTAAAACAAATGACGGTGATACTATGCCAGTATGGCAACCGGATAAATGGAAAGGTCATCCTCTTTTAGATGCCGCAAGAGAAAAAACTCGTTGGGGATATGCACATCGTAATCATGATTTCCAACAATTTAATTCACAATCACCTGACATGATTAAATTTAATCTAACATTGCCGCACATACCCAATGACGATAGAAAAAGTTTTTGGTGGATAGTTAAGTTATTTCCTGGACAAATGCAACCGATGCATTTTGATCCGCACCTAATCTCAATACCCAATCCACTAAGATACACTATGTTTTTAGAAGATTGGAAACCGGGACATATATTTGTATGGGATGACAATTATATATCTAGTTATAAAGCAGGAGATATGTTCAAGTGGAATGATCCTATGATGTATCATGGAGTTGTAAATATTGGCCATGAAACTAGGTATACATTGCAAATTACAACATACGATTAATATGTCTGCATGTATTACAGGTGAAAAGAATTTGACGTTTTTACATATACCTAAAACAGCAGGTACTAGTATGCTTGAGTGGTTACGTATTAATAAGGGTAATAGCACAATAAATGAATGGGGATCCCATCCTAAGCATTCAGAATTACCACAAGGAAATTATTCTTTTACCGTGGTAAGAAATCCGTGGGATAGGATGGTTAGTGCATATCATTATTTAAAAAACATTTCGTTACTTGAGGGAAGTCGTTGGTTGAAACTAAACAACATTACCGAAGAAAATTTCCCCACCTTCAAGGAATGGATTGAAAATTTATCAAACTTTGACAACCCAGTAGCTTATTGGTTTAGACCAGAGACAGAACAAATTGAATGGTTAGATTGTCCTGTAAATTTAGTTTTAAGATTTGAAAATTTAGCAGAAAACTTTTCACAGATACAACAGTTCTATGGATGTTTTGACACGCTGCCTAAATTATACGTGACTAACCATAGCTCATATAAAGATTACTATAGTCACAATACTAGAACAATTGTTGAAAAATTGTCACAGCGTGACATTGAAATCTTCAAGTACAGTTTTTAATATCCAATAATATGAAATTGATATTTTGGAGTTAAACCGGCATTGATCCCTGAATGCCAGTCTCTAAAGTTATTCCATTCAAATAAAGTACCTTGAGGACTGGAAACAAAATAATCTTGTTCTTCTTTTCCTAAGTAAAAAATATGACCATGTGTAGGCTTAGAAATGCAACAAACAAACCTTCTAGGAACGCCTTTTTTAAGATATTCATCAACATTATCATCACCGTCAAAATGCCAAGGTGCCATATTTCCAGGGTCTAATCTACTAATCCATGCACGATGCATACCATTTAATCCCAAATGATCTACTATTTTTTCAGTAATCTCTAACGGAAAACCAGTACCTGGATAGTAATTACTCCATTTAATAGCAAGAAGATTGAAATTAGCTTCTTTCCAATTTTTGAAAACAACTTTCATTTCATTACCGTCTTTTTCCATTGCTTCCCACAGAAGCCAGTTAGTATCTGGTTGATGTACTTCCTCCGGTAACCCCAATGATTCGATCAAAGCGTTCCAATCTATTTCATTATATAACGGCAACAATTTACAATTTTTCATCAAATAACTTTCTATAAAATTCAGGGAATGGGTTTTGAGACCAAGTATTATGCAAGTGGCTTATCATTGTATTTTTAAAAAAAACTGAGAAATCAACTACATCTTTGGTAGTAGCAGAATCAAATCTACTACTACTATCAGGACCGATCAAGCCCTCTATTTTATTTCTTTCTATATATGGATATGACATCTCTATACAACCATAAAAATCAAACGTAGTTATCTTATTATTATTTATGAAGAAACAGTGAGGATATAATGCCATTTTATAATAGCCACATTCTTTGATGTCTTTTAATATATTAAAAATTTGATCTTTCCAATCAGGACATTCTATATCTAAACTTCTGTTGGGATTTGTTACTATGTTATTCAACGTTTCTCCGGGAAATTCGATAAAGATACTTCTCTTAATATTATCAATCTCAATTAGTTTAGCCGCCCAATCAAATTTTTGAAAATAGGTTAAATATCGTATTTCTCTTTCAAAGAAAAAGTCGATAAGTTCTTTGGTCATTTTTGTGTTTTCGTTTTGATATGGTTCATTTTCATCCCAGATCATACACATCATTGTTTTCTCAGAGTTGACTTTGGGAGTATACATCATATTAGTAGTAACTTCATGGCCACCTGTATAGTCTATCTTATAAAAATATTCCCATTTGCTAGTGTCAATCATACTATCTCCAAATCAAATCCAATTGGCAATTTCTGTTGTAATTTAGGTATCACATCATTTTCCAATGTCATCAAAACAACATTGCCAAATGAAAAATTGTCAATTACTCCTAGTTTGTTAAATGAATTTAATAAAGGACTGATCGTATTGTCAAATTTAAATCTTCGGTCATTGATGCTTGAAATTGATGATGTTAATCTTATGTTTATGGGGTTGTTTAACACTGGTCTCGACATTAGTTTTCGCACTACTAATTGTATTCTAGGATATCTACCAAAGTTTGCCGCAGTATGTAATCTACCTGCATCCATCTCATACCAGATCCCATCAGCATTTAATTTATGTGTTTTACCAAAATCTAAATCTATCAAATAACATTCTTCAGCTTGTATAGTAAGATGGTATCTATCGTCTATGTCGGCATGGGCGTGATAACACTGTACGGGTTCTAATACTATTTTTCTAGCTTCTCCGATGTTTGTCAATGGCTTAAGTAACTCTTCCCAAACAGTACCTACATATTCTGCTTTAATTACCCAGGGGTCATAAAAGAAATCCCCGGTTGGTTCATTGATAACAGTTTTCATAACTTGATCGTCGGTTATGTCATATAACGCCTGAAATAAATTAGTACTCACAGTAAAATTAGTTGGTGAAAGCATGAAATATTTATGAACACCTACTTCTATCGTTAAATAAGTTATGGAACGTATTCGTATAGCACCCACATATGATGCAAAATGGTTAGAAATTGAACGCCCGCAGCCCTTAGTAGATAACCATATTGAAAGTCTAATAGCCAAAGTAATTAAAGGTGGAGTTTTTACAGACATAACCGATCAAGTCTACACTGACTTTAAAACGGAAATGCATACTTGGCTAAGTATGTCAACACTTAATAGCTTCACTGGTCTGGAACACTTTCAACGTATAGATATCATCAACGGTTGTACTCAATACATTGACAACATATACATTGACGGCCCTGCTCAAACAATTGAAGGTGATTATAGATATCATCAACGATTAAACAAACCCTGTTCTGTTATTGGATCACTTGCCCCCAACGTCCCACTAATCATAGCGTTGCCATTCCCTAGAGTAGGTCAAGTGCATGAGCAAATGGAAACTATACTCAATGAATGCTTAGAAAAGAACATACCTGTACATATAGATGGTGCATGGATAACTTGCTGTAGAGATATAGAGTTTGATTTTAACCATACTGCAATACATAGTGTAGGTATAAGTCTAAGCAAGGGTTTGGGTCTAGGTTGGAATAGAATTGGTATCCGTTATAGTAGGAATGATGCACCAAACAGTGTTACAATCATGAATGACTTCCACATGAACAACCGTGCGTTATCAATGATAGGACTATATTTTCTAAGAAACTTGCCCCCAGACTATCTTTGGAACAAGTATAGTAGTAGCTATTATAAAATCTGTACTGACTTTAATCTAACACCAACCAAGTCAATACATCTTGCATTACGTGACGGTCAACCAGTTGGACTAAGTCCCTTAATAAGGTTTTTGAATGAATGATTTTACAGTTGATGGGGTGGAGATACCATTTAGTAACGACTACCGGCGGCTTGCTATTAGTCTTAGTGGCGGAGCTGATAGTGCTTTGCTTGCATATCTATTATGTAAGCATATAACAGAGAATAAACTTGACATTGATTTGTTTATAATAAGTCATGTACGTATGTGGAAATCACGCCCGTGGCAAAAGTATAATGGATTGGATGTTTACAGTTATCTGATACGTAAATTTAAAAACATACACTTTACCCGATATGAAAACTTCATTCCACCTGACTTAGAATGGGGTAACACTGGCCCAACATTAACTGATGAATATGGTAAACTAGTATCAGGTGATATCACGGAGATACGTAGTTACGCTGAATACATTTGCTTCCATGAAGATGTACATGCATATTATAATGCAGTCACCCATAATCCTAGAGGCATAGACTTAGGTGGTATGGATAAGAGAAATATTGAACCTACTGACGATAATCAACATTTGCGTTATACTAAACATATGGATAGAGATGCAATTCACCCCTTTAGATTTATTGAGAAAGATTGGGTTGTTAAACAGTATAAAGACTTAAATATCATGGATCTGTTCTTTACTACACGTAGTTGTGAAGGTGAATTTCCGGATATTACATATGAAACATATGAGATAGGACAACATGTACCAGAATGCGGGGAATGCTTTTGGTGCAAAGAAAGAGGATGGGCAATTGCACAAAATAAGTAGAACATTTTGTATGCACCCGTTTACTGGGCTTGCTACTAGAGAAGATGGCGCGATTCAAGTATGCTGTCGTAGTCACCCTATAGGCAATATACAAGACAATACATTAGAAGAAATATGGAACAATGATAACATGCGGCGTATACGTCAGCAAGTGTTACATAGTGAACGTCCACCTGAATGCGAACCATGCTTTAGTCTAGAGGATCAGGGTGTAGAGAGTTTACGTCAACGTCACATTGAACCTAAGATTCCAGAGAGTCGCATTACATTATACCCTCATGCTATGAATGGTATGGATGAACATTTCAACATGCCATTTGAATTCCCTACAATGGAAATCAAACTCAACAACTTATGTAATCTTAAATGTCGCATGTGTCATCCAGTAGATAGCACAAGTTGGAATGATTGGGAAGTAGTAGAGCCTTTCTATAAGAAAGAAAACAATATCATTGTTGGCTTAGTTGATAAGCACAATCTAAAGAATAAGCCTCATTTAGATAAGTTTGAAGACAATCCTAATTGGTGGGATAGTTTCGAAAAGTTATTACCGTATTTTCGCAGAGTAGAGTTTGCCGGTGGTGAGCCCTTAATGGATCCTCAGCACTATAAAATACTTGACATGCTCAAGCCCTATGGTAAAGATATTGAAATCAAATATGCTACTAACCTGAGTATGCTAGGTAAAGGTAGTCGCAATATCTATGACTACTGGCCATACTTTAAGTCTGTTGCACTAAACGTAAGTATTGATGGTATGAAAGACTCTTATGAGTATATCAGGGGCAATGCTGATTGGGATACATTAATTAAGAATGTCAAAGAAGTTCAAAAGATACCTAACATCAGTAGAATCGTAGGTGCAGTAGCAGTTCAAGTATCAAACGTATTAGTGTTGGATAAGATGATTGAATACTTCTTAGATGATTTGGGTATTGTGTTCTACACTAACATGGTCAAGTATCCTAACTGTCTAAGCACACAAGTATTACCAGAACGTTTAAAGAATATAGTTACTGAAAGATTAACTGATGTATCTGAAAGATTGATAAACTTTAAACTAGTAAAACAACATCCAATGCTATATGAATTGACATTGAATCAGATACAGGGTGTAATTAACTTTATGAAGGCAAAAGATGAACATCATTTATGGAATGACACAATTAACTTTAATATGCAACTTGATGCTACACGCAACCAAAGTTTCTTAGATGTTACCCCGGAGTTTAAAATTTATGTATAAAATAACAAGTCGCTGGCCACATCAAGATTCTATTAAGATTGAATGGAATCTAGGCAAACGCTGTAACTATGATTGTAGTTATTGCCCAAGTAGTATACATGATAACAGTAGTCCACACACTGATATAGCAATACTCAAAGCAACGGTAGACAAGTTAAAGATGTTAGATAAACCCATACGCCTCAGCTTCACCGGCGGAGAGCCAACAGTACATCCTAATTTCTCGGAACTTATAGAATACTGTAGAGATGCAGGAGTTAGTTGGATTAGTGTAACAACTAATGGGACTAGAACAGCGGCCTGGTACACAAAACAACGTGTTGATCATTATGTTTTTAGCATCCATTTTGAATATGACTACCGCAAAATATTAGATACTATAGCCAGTGTCATTGAAGTTAAAGATAAGTTGATGGTTAACATAATGGCCCTACATAATAAAATGAACGAAGTTAGAGATATTGTTGTAAAGTGTAAAGTATGGTACATCCCTTATGCAATCAGAAGAATACGCTGGACAGAGGGTGATCCTGATTTGTTTGATGACCTGCGATATACACCTGAAGACTTAGATTGGATTAAAGAACAAGAAGCTACAGTTCAAGGCAATTGTTTGATTGATGTTGATACAATAATGCATTCTAATGATGTTATCAAACTTCACATGAACCAATACAAAGATTGGTCATGCAATGCCGGACTAGAAAGCCTAATGATTAACTGGGATGGGGACGTTCACAGAGCCACGTGTAGAGTAGGTGGAAGTCTAGGCAACATATATAACAGTAACTTTGTTAGTCCAACAAAACCTGTCACGTGTGACAGAAACTTCTGTACTTGCGCTGCTGATATACCTATTACAAAACTAAAGATTTCGTAACGTGTGTTTCGGGTTGGCATCCGCATGTTTTTCTTGGACAAATGATTGGTTTGAAATCAATGATAGGTGCAAAGTCTTGTTCAAATGTTTCTGAAAATACATTTGGAATATTATCTCCGAATACAGGTTCTTGACATGACCCGGTTGCAGACCCGTCAGCATTGATTAATAATGTTTCTAGTGCTACATTGCACTTCCAACCTTCAAAATCGTTCCACCGATTAACAATAATAGAATGCGCTCTTGCTGGGAAAGAGGTATCGTCATTGAACATTACTACACTCTCATATGGTCTAAGAATATCATAATTTTTAATGATCCAATCAGAATCCGGAACACGCTTGAGACTAGCATTTACGTATGCAATTTGTTCTTCATTGTATGCATCCATTCCTCTGAGAGGTGCATCAATAATTTCTTTTGTCTGAATCATCCAGGGATACTTGCTATCTTTCATTTTTTCGACTAGTGAAACACATTTATCCCAATGTTGAGCATCCATTAACATTAAGCCAAGCATTTTAACTCCTCTACCATGTAACATATCTGCTACATTAATGACATGGTCAATATCAGCAAATTCATGGTGAACACTTATATTCACTGCATCAAAGAATTTAGAATTTTCTTCCCACCATCTAATGGTTCTTGAGCCATTCGTAATTGCAGTTAATCTAACATCATGCTTCTCTTTTATTCCTTCACAAAATCTTTCAATATGAGGCCACATTGTGGGTTCTCCCCCACCGGTAAAAAACAAATGAAATTGTGTCTTATTGAGATTTTTAGTATAAGCATCAAATAGAATTCGAAAATTCTTAATTATAGTTTCAACGTTTTTTGGATATCTATACTTACCGACGTTACCTGAACCGGGGAAACAGTATGAGCAACTATAGTTACAAATATCTGTGGGTATAAATCTTACTTGAAGAACATTGGGTTCTAGTGTAGATATAATTTTTATAGGGAATTTTTTCATAATATGTTTACCAGTTCGGGGAAAATTGTTTTTGCATCAGTTGTTCGTATGTTATCTAAGTTATTTACATATTCTTTAAAGTCAGGAAGTAAATGAGTATGGTTTTCGGCCATTATAAATTTTAAGATACCTTCCCAACGCTTCCATCCATAGGGATTGTCATGCCAGAAGTTATCATCTTGTCTGTAGTTATCCCATAACCATTGTTTAAACTCTGCAAAGTCTCTTACTAACTGCTCTTTATCTTCTTGTGGTAGAATCCTAGCACTTAAGAAGGTAGGGATATACAGTAAGTGTAGATTAATAATTCCGCCACCGGTTTCATACTCGTCTAGTTTAAATTTATTGATTTTCTTAAAACCCTGTGATAGTTTCCATTTAGCAAAGTCAATGATATGTTTAACGTTAAACACTTGCACTGCACATGCAATAGCACAATGTATATTGTCCGGTGCCGAATCCATTAACCATAAACTACGTTCAATGTCTTCCCAATTAGTGGGAAACCGAATATAATGATTACGGTCAAAAATTCCATCAATACTAAATGCATATCTAACTTGTTTGAATTGACTCCAAACATTAATGATATCTTCATTAACAAATATGCCATTGCTATTGTAACGTAGATTTATATTTTTAGCATATCCTCGCTTGATTATCTCATTCAAGAATCTACGATGTTCTTTAATCATTAGTGGTTCACCGCCGGCAAAGTATAGTTGTGTGATGTTTGGAATCTGCTCAAAGATATCGTCCCAGAATTCTGGCTTTTCATACCAAGTATTATTGAATTCAGACTTGTCAAACTCTACTTGTTTGATAACTATAGTGCTTTTTGTTTTAGCTATTAACTTATCATAGTCTTGCAACCATTTGCTACTATCATGCGGGCTACACATCACGCACTTTAGATTGCATGTATGTCCTAATCGCAAGTCTAAGTAACGAATGATAGGTGGCACTTTACCAGTCTCATCAGTCTCATCAATGAGTTTATTAAAATCTAAACCATCACGATTCCACTCATACATTTCCCATAGACGTTTACTTACTACGCCGTTCGATTCTTCTTCAAAGCATTTAGTACAACTAGCAGGAATCTTTCCGTCTAGCATAGTTAATCGCACATCACGCATGTATTCATTGTTGAATGATTCCAATGGGGTTTCACGTCCAAAGTTGGCAGGTTTGCCGTTCTCTTTCTTCACCAGACCCACAGTGTGATCTCCTGTACTTGCACCACTTGCATTAGTAACACAACATAGTCTAGCGTCACCGTTGGGTCGAGTAGCTAAGTGAATCCAGGGTAAAGCACAAAACGTAGGAGATCCTGTACGTTCTTCTATTAATTTAATATAATTTTTTATTTTTTCACTCATTTACAATTTGATCCATAGGTTTAGCAAACGAGGTGTTCACCCCACATGTCCTCGCACACACTATTAATTTATTAGTGTTCCAATAATTATCCCAAACGTTTTGATATTCATTACTTTCTATGATTTCTTTTACAGAACGAATAAGCGTATTGGTATCTCCTAATTTACTCATTAGTTCATGGTGTTGTTCTAACATATGCGTCCTAACAGTAGAAGCACCATCTTTTGGAATGTGACTATAAGGGACACTTGACACCCAACAACATGGATATAAATTTTTATAAGCATCAATATACACTTCTTTGTTTTTTTGTACTCTACATTCTATTTTTGAATGCTCTAATACGTCTTTATACGAATCTATAGTTTTCCTGTCAATGAATTTTAAAGGAGTATCTGATGCAGGTTCTATATAATGAGATAAAGTTCCATCACGATTCATTACCTTAACTTGTGGTTCTAAAATAAATCGACTGCTATTCTTAATAGTAAATTTAGAAAACCCCATTTCATTTGCAAGCTGTCTTGCATTCTCTACTTGATGCTCATTGTGTTTGAATCTAATGAATACCCATTCAGCTATTCCTCCAGCGGCAATGAATGCTTTGGCATTTTTAATCACTGTTTCATATTTTGTATTGATTCTATACAAATGGTGTGTATCCTCTAATCCATCTAAGGCAAATACAACATTGTGATTATTTGGAAGAGAAATAGCCAATTCACTCCACCATTGTGTAGTCCTAGCGCCACCGTTAGTGTGAATACTTATATGAACCTCAGGCGCTACGGTTTTAGAATAACTACACATTTCAATTAAGTCGTTATTCATCATAGGATCACCAAAGTTACCACAAAAGTAATAACTTTTAATTTGATGAAGTATCTCTAAGGACATGATGGATTTAAAATCTTCCAAAGACCAATTTTGTATTTTGATTAGTGGATTATCTAATCCACCGTTAATGTTTCTATTACACATGGGACAACTGGCTTGGCAGTTATTGGTTATTTCTAAATGTAACTGATTTAATACATTAAACTTAAACATTGGTTTTTATCTTAATTCGTTGTTCATCTACACCAAGGTACGGGCTAGATGATCCGCACATTATAATACAAGTAGAACTTGATCGATCCTTCCATTTTTTCTGCCACATTGTTTGCCATTGTTCAGTATTAATGATATTCTTTAAACCCGTATCTAACACATTAAGACGAGGAAACTCTAATACTTGATTTTTTATTTTTATACCCTCCTCAATTACGGAATCTTCTTGATACAAGTTAAATTTTTTAAGAAAATCAATATCATAATTTGTATACAAGAACGCTCCTATCATACAGCAAGGACTAAGTTGATAATGAGCATCAATGTACAATTCTTTGTGTGTAATTGCTAGGCAATTTATGTTGTCGGCATCTTCCCATTGTTGATGCCCTGATAATTCTTTTTTACCAACAAATTTAATCACGCTATCAGTAGGAGTTTCAATGTTATATAAAACTTTACCTAAGGAGTCAACTACTGGAAACAATTGCCCCTTACCTATTCGTCTACTGTTTTTCAATGTGAATTTCTTAAACCCCAATTCTTTGGATAATTGTTCAACATCATTAACCTGATGTTCATTATGTTTGAATCTAATGAAACACCATTCGGCGTTTCCACCTTCAGCAATAAAAGTTTTAGCATTTTTGATGATCAGATTGTAATCGGTATTCATGCGGTATAAATGATGTGTATCCTCTAATCCATCTAAGGCAAAAATCACATTATGTTTATTTGGTAATGATTGATACAATGTTTTCCACCAAATGGTAGACCTCATGCTACCATTTGTGTGAATCAATACTTCTATATTTGGGGCATTAGTTTTTAAGTATTCACACATCTTAATCAGATCATTGTTCATCAATGGATCCCCAAAGTTACCACAGAAATTAACCGTATTAACTTGTTCTAGTATTTCCTTAGAAAATATATTTACAAAATCATCTATTTTCCAATCATTGATGGGTAATAGAGGATTAGTAATGCCCCCGTGAATATTTCTAGGGCACATAGGACAGGAGGCCTGACACCTATTTGAAATTTCAATATGTATTATTGACAACTCATCAAAACTAAACATTCTTATATCCTATAATCATCCAACGTTCATATAGTGGTGTTGTTAGTGAACCAGACCACATTGCATTCATCTTGCTTTGTTCTTTAAATTCTGCTAATGTTTTTGCGGTACGAACATGTTCTGGTAGATCATAGTTGTTACTCTGCACTACTACCAATGCTGTTTTAGGCAATTGAGTCAACCAAAAATCATATTGTGCTTGTGTTAAATGTTCGCAACTAGTGTTAATAATTATGTCACCTACAGACCATTCGTTTTCTTGTTGACGCAAATAAGAAAGATGGCACATGTCTGCGGTAATAGCTTTGAATCTACCGACCATTTCTTCTTGTTTGTTCATCATTGATGCTATTGGTTCACATGCCGGATCAATATCAGTACTCCAAATTTGAGTTACTGGAATATTACTTTGGAATATCATACTAGATAATATTCCTAACCAGCCACCGTGTATCTCAATGAAAGATGGCTTATGAACATATGGTTCTAATTTTTCAATTAACCATTCTTTACTTTTGAGTTGCCCACTCCAAAATCCATCAAGTGTACGCATGGGATCAGGACTTTGGCGTATAGCCTGCATCCAAAAATGTAAATGTTCAGTATCAATTTTCATATTAATTACTTATCAGATGTTTTTCTCAGTGTATCTTATTGTCATTCAAGGCCTAATTCCTTGCGTATTTTTGTAGCACTAATATCCGTAACAGCATCATCAAATGTCTCTTCGCCCGAGGTATATCCAACTCCACGACCCCATCCAATGTGAACAATATTAGGTACTACTTGTATTTCATATTGTCCTTGATATATTGGATCTAAATCTCTACGAATAAACTTAGTAACTTGGTTAATTTCAAATGGATTACTGCCTTGCCAACCCTGTACATCACGAATTTGTATGACAACTTGTCCAGTACGTTGTATCAGTTTATCAAATAATGCACGATGTCCATCATGCCATGGTTGCCAGCGCCCCAACATCTGCACCGTTTCTTTTTTCCAATTAAAAACAGGACGTCTGCGATTTTCAACAATATGATCTGTAATAAATTCAGCCCATTTCTCACAATTTTGTTCAGTGATACGGAAATCATATACTTCGGGTTCTACAAACATAGCATTGGTATCTGCATAACGACCTTCACGGATAGTATCTACCCAAATAGTCCAATCTGCTTTATATAGATTACGCATTTCTACTAATGGTGCTACAAAGTCAGCAATCATATAATCATATGCAGTAAGTTTGTCGGCTAATTTACGCATTCTTTTTGCTTGGCGAATGCGTCCTGACTCTGAAAAATCCCAGTCATTGTACTGTTCACGGATTTCGTCAGCATTTAACCAACCTACTAATTTGTTAGCATTTTGTAATTGTTTTTGCAATTCTTGTGCTAATGTAGTTTTACCTGATCCAGGTAGTCCCATAATTAAAATTCTTTGTGTCATTTTAGTTCCTTTAAAACTTGAAGTTCTGGTATCACGTTGAATATATTTTCTTCTCTTACTTTATCTACACTGTTAGAAATTACTATAAATTTCAAACGATTTTTCATACTATGAGGTTTTTCTAATTCGTGTATGATATGAGTGAAACGGTTGTCGATAGATGTTTTATGTTTTGCATTAAACTCTTTAATGAAAGTCTTCAATTTTCCTAATGTTGTTTTGCGGAAATGATCCGGAAGAATACTTACATGATAGTGTTCTGGAAACTGTAATAGATTGATAAAGAAATTTTGATGATTGTGCTTACTAGTAATTACACCTATATTTACTAAATGCTCAATGATTTCAGGGAGTCTGAATACATTCCAAGCACCAACAGTGATTCCGGGGCGAACTACAATGTTGTCCAGTGCTGCCATTTGTTTTAAATTATCTTCAACTTTATGCCAAACAGTTCCTGAACGTAATAGCTCGGCTCTTTCACCTATCTCATCAATACTTGTCCAAACTTCAACCTTACCGGGTTTCCATAACTTCCAATAATCTAACGCATTCTTTTTGCCATAAGTAAGAGTAGATGCATTTGTATTGTATGAAATATACGCATCAGTGCGTTTATTCTCAATCAACATATCAAGTATTTGCCAATGTTCTGGCATGATTAAGGGTTCACCACCTGCAAAATAAACTCGTTCAACATGTTTAACCTGATCTTTTAGGAAATCAAAATTTGACATATTATTAACGGATTCAATATTCCAAACTTTTTCTTGATTTGAAATCCAACCTAGCTTTTTAGCATCGGGTACCCAAGCAGAACTAAATCTTGGGCCACAACTACGACACTTCATGTTACATAGATTACTGAAACGAAAGTCCCAGTATTTCAATTCCATTTTGTTACAGGTTCCGTCGGCTTCAGTAATGATTGGTATGTTTTTTAATACACTCTTAAAATCGTTATTATGAAATATGCGGGAACTCTCACCAGTAACTCTTTCTTGGTTGAAACACGTAGAACATATATTAGGTTCACGACCTTCCATCATCTCTTTACGTAACAACTTCATGTTATCGCTATTCCAAATCTTTTCAATTGGTTCGGTAGTGAGATCTCCTGCATAATAATTATAAGGACTAGTCAGACAACATGGTACAATTTTACCATCAGGTTCAAATGCTAGATGCATCCAAGGTACTGCACATATTACATCTTTGGGTGATAATTCTTTTGAGTTTTTCTTTTTTCGTATTACTCTTAATGCTTGCTGTTTACGAATAAAACTTCTAATAGTGTTTAACATCCCCATTAGATTTTTCCTAATTTAATTTTTGGTATCTTGCTGTCAGCACTGCTAACACAGCTTGTGGTAGTACAGATTGTAGGTTTATCAAAGATAGTAAAACCCTCACTCAGTGTACCAAGTCTTTGGTCATGACAACTATAACTACGTTTAACTTCATTCCCACGTATAACAATACCTTGATAGCCACTGTTACACATCCAGCCTTCAAACTTATTAAAGCCAAATGCATTGAATCGTTCAGCTTGGTCTAAGTGCCAAACTTTATCTTCATTGTCTATTAATTTTACTTGTAACAATTCTTCTTCCCTAACATGTTGCGGAAATCCTCTTCTCATCAATTGTATCATATCTTCGGTGTATCCGTCAACTACTTTACTAGCAGTTGGGTCACTTTGTGGCTTTAATGTAACATTAATTCCCCGTTCACTGAATCGTTTACAACGTGTATACAAGTCCATAAACTGTTCTGGAACCATTACTTGATTGACTGTTACAAATACATCATTTTGGTTCAAGAACAATATCTTATCACCAAACTCCTTTTCATCTGCAAACTCATGGTGAAAGCTAGCAGTAATACTACGGCGTCTACTAAATTCAGTTGCCTTCAACCATCGTTCCCACCATTGAATGCCGGGACTTAGATTAGTAGTCATGTGTATATTATCATACAATGTACGTTCTGCTAACACTAAGAAGTGTTTGTATGCTGTAGGTTCACCACCACTGAATGACCAATGAAACTTTGTGTATCCATTACCGGCGGCTTGCATTCTAATGTTGTCCATTGTCTTTAGATAGACTTCTAGTTCTTGGTGATCGGGTATTTGTGTGTTAGCATAGGGCCAACAGTAACTACATTTGTAATTACAGAATCTTCCTAGTATCCAACTGATTGAAAATAGATTTTCATCAAGCATAGTAGCTTGACCAAACCTAACAATCTTAGTCCAAGGTATTGATGTAAAATCTGTCATTGTGAACCACTTCTAGTCATATTACTGACAACCATGACATGCTCAATTTTAATATTGTTCATTCTAATAGTCGGTGTTCTTGGCAATAGTTTAACACCGCCGTAACCGGATACCATATCAGTGACAACGTTTTTTGCACGCCATATCCTAACTTTAAGTATATCATAAAATGAAACAACATAATCAAAATTGAAATCATCTACTATCTCTGCGTTAGCATCTACTACCCAAAAATAGTCAGTTGAGCATAGTTTAGCAGCCTGAATATATGTTTGATGTGATCCAACT